ATACACCAGATACATTATGTGCAATACTTTGCCCCACGAACACAGGCAAAGGCACGGAGGCCAAAGACATTTGCCTGTGCCAGCCGCACTGCAAAGTACAGCACATAACACCGTATATGAGTAATAAAATTTGCGTCATAGTTCAGTGCTTTGAAGTTCGTTCAGTGAAAGGGCATTTAATTCTAAAACCCCCGCCCGCGTTTGAATTTCAGAAAGAACATATTTCCGAGTAAGGTCAATAAGGTCAAGTTTTATTTCTGAGAAATTATTGAATCGGTTAGAGTTGTAATTATCAATAGGAAGTTTAAACCATTCAATTAGTTTGGATGCAAAAGTTTCTTTTTCTAAGTCGCTCGGTTCACCCAATTCAAGTTGACAATCAAACCTCCTTAAAAAGGCCGTGTCTAAAACTTCTCTTCTGTTGGTTGCGCCAATGAAAATTACGTCATTGTTTAACTTTTCGATGTTCACCAAAACAGAGTTAACCATTCTTTCATTTTCCATTCCAGCAGCACTATCGTTACCCTTACCTCTTGCTCGTCCAATTGTATCAACCTCATCCCAAAATAGAACGCACGGCATTTTTATTTGATTGAATATCTTATGAATGTTTGCGCCTGAGCTTCCTATGTGACTATCAATTATCAAGTCTGCATTAACTTCAATAAATGGTAGTTCAGTTAATCGGGCAATATGCCTCGCAAGTGTTGTTTTACCGTTTCCGGTTGGGCCGTGTAAAAGAATCTTGTTCCTTACTCCAAGATTATGATACCTAAACACCTCGGCATTTTTCCACTCAATTAAGAGCTGGTTAATAAATGATTGAATTGTACTGTTTAGGTAAACGCACTCATCACCAACATCCTTCTGAACAATCAACTTTTTAATATCACTTGATAGTTCAGATAATTGTGTGAAGTGTTTAGGCTTCTCATTCAACAATCTTTTTAGCCGCCAACTGAAATCACCATTTGGTGAAAGTGCCTTTTGATATTGTTCGGCAGTTCTATAGAAACCATCCTTGCTATCTAAATTGATGTTATGCACCAATAAGGCAATAGTTTCATTTGGAGAGAGTTTCTTAATACCCTCCCCTTCGGTTTTAGAATTAAATGCCAGTGTGTTTTCCATAGGTCAGTTAGTGTTCGCAAATTTTACTACTCATATACTTGATACATTATAGGCAAGTTTTTTCCTCTGAGTTGTCGCACCCATGCCGGAGGCCGCGCAATCCCGCCCACTATGTGCGCCAAGCCACCGCGCCCAAAAACCAGCCTATAACACTGTGTATGCGTCATTTACTTGTTTTTATTTTTTTCTTTTAAAGCCTTAATTCTGTGTGATATTGAACTATCCAACGCGCGTCTTAGTGTCTTATGAAACATTACACTATTCAATAACTCTTTGTCATCTATATACAGCGCACCTTCAGTAGTTCCGTGAACGGGTGCTTTATAGAAAGGGTATTGCTTTCCATTATATGTGTAGGTGCGCTTTGGTTCAGGTAAGTATCCCAACCCGCGCAACCATCTAATAAGTTTAATCTGTAATCGAAGTAAGTGTTTCATAAATCGGCTTTAAAATAATGTTAAACGAACGCATACACTTGATACATTATGTGCAATATTGCTCCTCAATAAAAGCCTTCCGCACGGAGGCACGCACAAGCCCACCCGCAGAAAGAAAAGTTTTAAAAAATGCCCCCGCCCGCGACTAATACCGAAAATTAGTGAAGTGGATAATACCTCCTTCAAACTTTGGAACGGGTGATTTATGAAGGTTGAACCAATGAATAAAATCTTCATGATTTAATCCGTCATTTCGGGCTAATTGTTTTTCATCAAAATCAGGGTCAACGTAAAACCTATCAATTGCCATCACTCCACATTCATCAATATCAAGCGGTTGAAATCCAAGTGAATCAAATTGCATAAATTCTTCCTGCTTACTTGCATAAGGTTTACCCGTCCATTGGCGCAAAGAAAGAACCGCTTTATTTTGATTTACATCTGCGCAAATCGAAGCCCAATATTCCTCATTAGCTCGGCAAGTATGAATCTTTTCACCTTCTAAAATCTTTTCTCTAAAGTTTGTTGGTTGCCCTTCACGCGGATGGCCTTTCATGAAGTTTTTGGAAACCAATAAAACATAGGTCTTTAAAGCCAGCCCTTCGGCATTTTTTAAAACTTTCAGTGTCTGCATATTTATTAAGTTTGTGTTCGCAAATTTTACTACCTATACACTTGATGCAGCATTAAAAGGCATAACAGCCTCCACCATTGCAAAAGCACCCACTCGGAGCAAATCCATCACACAGCCAAAGTTTTATCAACAGCCTTGAAAACATAGGGCATCTGCCTAATTTGTAAGTGTTCAGGCCACTCGGATATTTCGCCACCGTGACGGTCTGACAACTTCATCTGTTTTGCTAAATGAGTTCCCATTTGTTTGACAAAAACAGGAACCCCAACAGACACACATTTACCAACAATGTCCTCAATCCATTCAATCTTACATTCACGGTATTTGTATTTACCTGTATTGTTTCCACTTTCTCCACCAACTATAACCCAATCAAAAAATGAAATTATTTCGGTTCGCTCTGAGTGTTTTAAAACATTGAATGCCTTTGCATCAAAATAATAGTCACTTAAAAAAGGTAGTGGTGAGTAAAGCGGTTCGAGTGAAAGAAAGATTGTTTTTATTGGCGTCATCAAACTTGCCCGAATCAATTGCTTTGCACGTTCACTATTGTTGCTTCCAATTGAAGTTCCAATCCAACAGCGTTCATTTATTTCATCCCAAAACTTAGGCAAGTGGTCAACTATTCTTTCAGGTCGTTTTGTTAAAATTTGGAAGGTATGCTGTGGGCATTTACGAATAATATCCCAAGCCTCATTTCGGTAGCTATCAATTGCCGGATGAAAGAAGTCAGTCAATGATGAAGTGAATATCAAAGAAGGTTCTTTCAGCTTTAAAGGCAAATTGAAAACGGTTTTTGTTCGGACAATTTGTAAAGGATTGTAACGTGTGCCATCGAATGAATCGCGGTACATGTAACAATATTTACAATCTTCGTCAACCTTAGTGCATCCACGTGCGACATTCCAGGTTGCGTTAGTCCATTGAATTGCTGATGTATTTCCCATAGTTATTTTAGTTTACCTAAAACTTTCACCATTCAGCACTAACCAATTACAAGACTCTTTCAGCCGGTCATGAAATCTTATTCCGTAACGTTCTTTAATCTCATCTCCAGATAGGTTAGTTGTAAAGTGGGTCATGTGAAAAGGAACACCTGTTTCATAGCGTTTAAAAAATATCTCATCCAGTACATTCATCTTGTTACCGAAATTGTTCTTATCATCCTCGGTTCCAAGATCACCAAAGCAGAAGCCCATAATATCATGATTGTAAGGCTGTGGCTGTGATGCTTTAGGTTGACTTGAATAGTACTCCAGCGTATTGATCCCTTCATACTCCCAGTTTGTTCTAAACTTCTCAGCAACGTCTCTACAGGTTGTAATCAGGTAAGAGGCTTTAGGATTCTTAGAAAAGAAATTAAGCAGATGAGTTTTACCGGTTCCCTGTTTCCCAGTTAAGCATATCCCCTTCGATAGCTTCATACCTGGGAACTCTGTTTCGAGTTTAGGATCGTTAGCGAAGTAAAGGCATAGGATGGCTATTACCTTTTGATTGTCCTTAGTGACTTTATAGCATAATCCTGATTTACTTTTCGTTGCTTTCAATTGCTCGTATAACTCCCTGGCTTTAGGTATGTGCCACTCATGGCCATTCCTGATCTTCTCAGCGTATTCTTGGTTTCTGATGCGGTAAAACTTATCTTCTTTCGCCTTCAGGATGGCTAACTCATGCTCTTCCGGTGTTAGTTCAATGTCCTCAAAGTGACTCTTCGTATTTTCCACTGAAGTGTTTGGAGCTAACTCCTGAAGCGTTTGACTTATTGCTGTGTTTATTGTTTCCATTTTTAAGTTCCTTTTCGATGTGTGAGATTAAAGCAATTCTAAACCGATGCTGATCGGGTGGTTTTTTGTTTGGATAGGTTGCCAGTAGTGCCAAATGTGATCGTACCAGGTCAGGAAGTTGACCATTGGGCTGCACCTTTAATTTGCGGAGCATGTTGGTAAATAGTGGATCGTTGCCGGTGGAGGCATCTTCCGTCCAGCGTTCATAATCCGAAAACTCAGGTTCAAAATTCTCAGACTCCTTTTTATTTTTTAATTCATATTCAAGTTCAAGTTCATTATGAAGGTTATGTTTTGGGTTACTATTTGGGTTTACTTCTGGGTTATGCTTTGGGTTATTATTTTTAGGCCTACCTCCTTTTGAGCCGTTTTTGGCCTGTTTTAAAAAGAATCCTCTAACCTCTTCACACTTTTCATTGCGTAATTTTCCACGCTCGAACTCGTTAAACTTGTCTTTTATAAAAACCCAAACCTTACCCACTTCCGGGTCAATGAAAGACAGATCATCCATACCTGAAGGGATGTATCCGTTATCCCATTGGAATAGCAAAAGGTTGATATAAACACCCCTAACTTCTGCCCTCATTCCTCTAGTGCCTTTTAACCAATCTCCAACCATTAGAGGCATGTATACGTCAAGTTTCTTAGCCATTATTCAGTCAATGATTTTGGTTTATTATTTTGATGATACTCGTCATGCTATAGGGCAAAAAAATTTAGCCATTGACGACCTCGTTTAATTCTTCCTTAATGTCAAATAGTGTAGGCGTGTTAATCTGTGATTCAGCAGCCTTGCAATAGCTTACACCATCAAGGAAATAAGCCGGATTGAGTTCTATACCGATACCGTAACGGCCTTTAAGAATTGCCCGGTAAGGCACTGTCATAAGTCCTCCAAATGGGTCAAGCACTTTATCTCCAGGATTACTCATTTGAGCGATCACACGGTCAGCAATATCAAACTGCATAGGGCACAGGTGCATTTCTTTCCCCTTGCTCCACTGGCTACCGTTTAGTGTAAGCATTCTGGTAATGTCTGTCCATACTTCATCGCTCCAGCTCTGAGGCTGTAACAACATGAACCCTGATGGAAGCATACCCAAGGCCTCGAGTTCCTCACCTATTTTTACATGATGCTCAAAGTTGTAAACATTAGTTTCAGTCCATAATTTGAAGGCCTGGAAGATGTGAGCATGTTCCATCTTCTTTAACTCCTCAGGATTGATTAACCGGTTACCATTGGACCGCGCAAAACCGTGAGCATCAATCTGCCAGCGTGAGCGGGTATATTCTTTCTTTGACTTTACCACCGGAACATCAGCGTAAGCATTACTTGTATCGCTGGGAGGCTTACGGAATAGTAGCAAGTACTCAGGCATCCCTACTCCCATCTTTGATCCGTCCTTGCATTGTTCAGTCCATCCTAAACGATAAGTTTGATTGTTCTCTCTCACCACATCAGTAACAATAGTTTTCATACCCAAATACTGGAATCCATGCTTTGTATAGTGTTGGTGTGCATGAATGTGGAAAGGGTAAACAGTCTGAAAGCCTAACCCTGTCATTCCACCTGGTACGATTCTATCCTTCACATGGATTGCACAAATACGCCCAGGCATTAAGGCTCTGTAAAGGTTAGGCGTTAAGTAGTCCATCTGCTCAAAGAACTCATCATTGTTCTCACTGTGACCAAAGTCAGCGTAATTGGGTGAGTATTCGTATTGGGTTGAGAAAGGAATGGAGGTAAGAATTAACCCGATGCTATTCTCTTCCAGCAAGGCAGTTTCTTTCACGCTGTCATTGTTAACAAGCGTGTAATTTTCTCCCTTAACTTCAATCCGTTCTACTCCCATTTTACGGGTAAGGTGTTGAGCCATCTCTATGTGACTCAATCCATATTTCTTGATTACTTCTGTCATTTTATTTACGAGGTGGTTATGTTGGTTCCATTTTCTTTCAAGTTGCTTTCTGATCTGACTCTCAGCTTCAGTATAGATCAAGTCAATTCTCACCTGATTCTTTTGAAGGAATCTTGCAAGCCTGTGAACTGATTGGATGAAGTCGTTAAACTTAAAGCCTATACCAATGTATATTGCCCATGAGCAATGGCGTTGAAAGTTGCAACCGCTTCCGGCTATCACTGGCTTTGCGGCTAACTCCTGGAATAAACCATCCGAGAAATCCGCAATACATTGCTCGCGTTCTTCTAAGTCTTGCTTACCGTAAATGCTCACGCTTGAAGGGATAGCTTTCTCAATAGCCAAACGCTCATCTTCAAGGTCGTGCCAAATGATTCTGTGAGCGTTAGGATTCTCAGCCCTCAGCTCAAGAAGTTTATCAATACGCCCTGTTAATGTTGTACGTCTTTCCTTTGCGGTATCTTGTATACCTATAGCATGACCTTTGAACATCTTGAATTGCCCCCACTTTTCTTTACCGGCTGTGGTGTGATCGGTTTTAATTTCATGCCACCGTACATCCATCGGGGGAAACTCATAGCCTATATCATCTTTCTCATTGCCGGTAATGTCTGAAGGCTTCTGAACAAATAAGGCCCATGAAGCAACCCAAAGCCAAAATTCCTCTTCTTTGTGTTTATGGATTGTTAGATTATCGGCTTTGGTTGAATCTCTTTTAAAGAACCTGGTTTTTGCCTGGCTTACATCCATAATGCCTAAGAAGTCAGCATAGGCAAGCAGTTCTATATAATCATTTGGTGAAGGTGTGGCCGTTGCTACATAGCGATACGGAACAAGCTGTGTGCCTCTCCTATCACCCATCGGACCAGCATCCCCGGTAAATAATCTCATGAACTCACGGAAGGTTTTAGTACCCCCAAAGCCTCGCAATACTGAGGCCTCATCCAGTGAGGCACACTGAAACAATCGAGGATCCAGTTTACCATCGCGCACCGTTTCGTAGTTGGTCAAATAGATTCCGGTTTCTCCTGCCTCCTCAATTCTCCTTATAAACTTTGGAGCTTCTGACCATCCTAAAATCTTAATCGCATCGCGTCTAAATTCCTGGCGTACACCAAGAGGACAAATAATTAAACCCCTGCCACCGGTGTGGAGTAGTGTGCATCGTACCGCCTCGAGTTGGGTTACTGTTTTGTGTAAACCAAAAGCAGCAAAGCAAGCCCTTCTACCTCCCATAACAAGCCATTTAACCATGAGTTTGTTATGAGGTTTTAATGCTGGATTAATATCAGCATCTGTTATCTCAAACCCTTCATTCTTGGCAAGCCTAACCTTGCGCTTTAAAAATTCGGTATATTCTAACTGAGGGCTTTTCATGCGTACCAAGTGTTATTTAAGTATTGAATAGTATTATCAGGATGTATCACCAAACAGCCATCCTTACAGGCATAGAACTTCTTACCGTTTATCACAATGCCAGTGGTCCAGTCGACACGTAAACACATCCACCATATTGCACTGCTAGCTCTCACAGGTTTTCGATTAAGAAGTTTATCTCACTTTGTATGATCCTGAGGCGTTCACGTTCCGCATTGGTAGCGGTTTTAATACGCTTGTCAAGACCTTTGCTACACTGACGCAATGTTTCGGATGATGGAAGCTTTGCAGGGTTAAGTATTCTGATCTGCATATCCTTAAATGAATATTGCCTTTAACACATCCGAACAGAAAGCATCTATTTCTTTGGCGTATAGTACGCAGGTTATAAGCCCAACCGATGCGGCAATGGCTATCAAAAAGCAGATCGTAAGACCTTTAAAAAACCGATTGTGAAAATCAGCATCAATTGGGTAATCAAAATTCTTATTGAGTTCTGTTGATTTAGTGTTCATGAGTTTTAGGTTTAAATGAGTTTACTATTAAGCCTCGCTAAGTGATTCCGGTACAGTTGTAGGTATCGGTAATACCCTGCCAGGTGTTCAGGTGTGGTACAGGATTCCTTAACCCTGTTAAGTTTGTTTTGCAGATAGTTTAAGTCCATTGTTTTGGGTTTAGTTTCCAATCAATAAGCTGTTATCCTGTTCTCGCTATACTTCCGCTTTGCCTCATCCAGTGTGAGGATGGTTTGAGTGTTGTACTTCCAGCAGTAGTTATTTTCTGAAAATAGTCCAACCCTCATCTTGTTTGTTTTTATTAGCAGCCCCCACTTTGTCATGTCTGTGATACCTCTCCTTACAGATGTGATCGGATATTGCTGGCCCAGTCTTAAGTATACATCGCAAGGCGTAAAATCAGAATGTGGGTTATCCTGGAAGAGTTTTAGAATCTTATCGTTCTGCCTAGATGACTTCACCTCGCGTTCAGCTTTCTCAGAAGGAAGCAGCGCTATAGTATTGTGAAATATGTGAAGCTGTTCTGTTTTCATATTTGTCTCAGGTGAATAACCGGCATCTGTTTAGGATAGTAGGCATCCTTACCTTCGTGGTCTGTTATCGTTCCTCTTTTACCTATGGTGTAGATCGCTGACCCGTACTTGGTTTTAAACCTGTCACCCTCACCAAGCTGGCCTAAGAACTTTTGCCCCATAGGGAAAAGCATTATTCCGTTGTGTTGAATTGGTCGGCTCATGATTTCTTTAATAGTTGTTCGAGTTCGCTTGCAAAGAAGTATATCGTTCCCCCGTTCTTATGCACATACTTTGAAGGGATTGCCCCGGTGGTTATCCTTGACTCAATCGTCTTGTATGTAACATTGAGGTATATGGCAGCCTCTTTTTTAGTGAGAGGCTTTTCGATCATGTGTGTTTTAAGCATCACAAAACCATCCTGAACCTGCTGCCTTAAATTCGTGGCAATCCTGTCCAGTTCGTTAGGTGTTATTGCTATCAGTGGTTGACCTTCCATCATTATATTTTTAGAGTTTAAAAAGTAGTTTCAAAAAAGAAAGCAAAAGGGAGCGTGTTGGATTCACCATTCTTTAACCCGATCCAGGACAACCAATCCTGTTGTTAAATATTTACTTGATTCACCCTCCCCATGCAGCGTCTCCGCATGGTTTTGCTTTCTTATATCAGTAATGCTCCACACTGAAGAACTCTCGACTTGAGAAAGTCCTTGTCTACTTGTGGAACTTCAAAGCGTATTACATTGATGTTCTTGTAGTATCCACCATCCGGCAACCAGGGAAGCTCATCATCATTCGCCCAATTAATCCAGCCGTATTTTGATTGTGATTCACCGTCCATGAGTTGAACCATCTCTCTGATTTCTTCCAGTTCAGATTTATATGGACAGTACACGATGAGTTCAGCGTACTTTGAATTTGTGAGGATGGCATTACTTACAAGCTGCCAGTAGTACTTCTCACCGTCCTTGTGTTCGGCTCTGATGTGATTGATCTTTGAAAGACCCTCGTCAACTCCATAAAGGTGTTGACACTGAACCAACTGGCAGAATGATTTTAGTGTGATTGGACACTTTATGTCCACGATGGTTTTACCATCATCAAACTTGTTTGCATCGGGTGACCCTGACCAATAGTCTATTTCAGGATGCTGGATTGTTTCATGGCTTACGAGTTGGTACTCTATACCGAGTAGATTAAACACCCTGCTTTCAACAAGTTTTCCCCATGAAAGAGGACGGGCATTGCTTTCAGTGTCAAGTGATCGGCATAACCGTCTTTCAAAATTGCACTCTTCAATGTATGTGTAAGCCGGTACGCCTAAAGTATCCTTAGCCTTTCCGTTCTTGGTGAGGGCCACAATCTCGGATGAGGTGAAATTGCCCACCCTAAGTTTATTCTGGTTAATTGTTAGCGTTTCCATTGATCTTTGAGGTTAAGAGTGTCTGGAGTTTCTTGAAGCTGTTTACTTCGTTGTTGTCGATGATTCGCTTGGCGTTATCGAACTCTGATTTTGTAAGCTCAGGCATAGCGGATTCAAGCAGTGCGTTTAATTGCTCGATGGTGATCTCTTCCACGATCGGGGTAATGTCAATCACCTCTTCAAATGTTTGCATCCCCATCATGATCTCAGGGGCATACAATCGACCAAAGAATGCAGCAGCACGATAGCGGAGCATCAGTTCGGGCATGGTTTTCCACTTGCTCCCGTTCTTGTCTATCCATCCCTCAGCCTTGGCCATCTTCATGGTGATCTTAGGCCCCATCAACTTCTCTTTATTGTCGGCATCGTAAGCCCAGGCATAACAACCGTATTCCTCACCATCACCACCCATCTCAAAGCGCACCGGTGAGAACTTCTTACTGGAATTGAGAGCAGCGATAATGAAAGTACTCGACCATGAAGGTTTGCCGTGAACGATGTAGAGATTCTGCATCACCATCAGAGGACTTGTCCCTATCCGGTTAGCCATCTCCAGGGCGATCATGGTATTCTGAATGTTCCCTTGATATTCTTTAGGGATGAGCGAGGATGACGCTAACATTTTAGCCACCCGTTGAGCGTGTTCAAATGTGCCTATTGAGAAGGCACTTTCAGTCGGTACTTTTTCTAAGGTTTGAGTTTCCATATTGAGGGATTAATAGTTAGTCATTGCTCTTTCATAGGCGGCTTCATTGTCGTTATCCT